AGAGAAGATTGCTGAACGTATTGATGCAAATCTTCTGAATGTGAACTTAGATGATCTCATGAACATGCCAAAGGACATGTATGAGAAGCGTATGAGTAAACTCAAGGGTAATATCAAAGGCAAGTTGATCATCAAGGAGTATCCAACTGCTTCTGCGAATCCTGCACATTTCCGTGCATTGATTAATGACCTTGCACTGAAGAAGAACTTCCGTCCAGATATTATTTTCATCGACTATCTAAATATTTGCGCATCTGCTCGAATCAAGGCTGGCGCAAATGTTAATTCATACACCTACATCAAAGCCATCGCAGAAGAACTTCGTGGGCTTGCCGTCGAAAATAACGTGCCGATTGTCTCCGCAACTCAGACGACAAGGTCGGGCTTTTCGAATTCAGACCCAGGTTTGGAGGATACTTCCGAGTCTTTCGGGCTTCCTGCTACTGCTGATTTCATGTTTGCATTGGTGAGCACCGAGGAACTGCAGCAATTAAATCAAATTCTAGTGAAGCAGTTGAAGAATCGTTATAATGATCCAAATCTTCACAAGAGATTTACGATTGGGATTGATCGCGGTAAGATGAAACTCTATGATCTTGAGCAGAAAGCGCAAGATGCAGTCATGCAAGAAACTGAATCTAAGCCAGTCTTTGATCGAGGTCGCAGCACAGACAAATTTAAAAATTTGAAAGTATGAAGTTGAGTAAGATAGAAAAGAAAGTGCATTCACTCACTACAACTTGGGTGGGTGACAAACACATTCCCTCTATCATTCGAGGACTTAATAAAACATTTCAAAAGTCTATAATTTATTTCTGTTCTGCTCGATACGACGAAGAATTTTATGAAGATCATTCTGTAATTGTTTCTGGTCAATATTGTCCAAGAATCTTCTCAGCGATTCCAGAAAATATCCTCATTACATTATCGTTTCCCGCGAATTCTAAGCGAGCAATCATATCAGAAGATTGCGCTAAAAACCTTACTGTCAAAATCATTCGTGCAATTCACCACGAGTATCGCCACAAGCATCAGCAAAAGGGTCGTGGGTATGTTTATACAAAACAATACAATACTAAGAAAGGTACAAGAGATAGAATGAAGTTGCATTACTATGGCAACCCAGATGAAATTGATGCTCATGCATACGAAACACAGGCTGAGCACCTAGATATAAATAGATTACGAATTGCGCATAGAATTAATTGGCGCGAATCTGAAGCAGTGTTTATGTATCGTAAACACTTTCGCAAACAAGACCCAAAAGTCTGGAAACGATTTCTAAAGAAGGTTTATAAGAATGGCTGCGGATAACAAAGGGTTTTTATATGAGAGCAAGATTAATAAGTTGCTCAAAAAATATAAAATTCAAAGCGCAGGATTTCAAGGTGCTGGTGCAGATCCAAATGCACCAGATGCCGAAATAATTATCAAAGGTGTTAAGTATAAAGTTGAAATTAAATTAGATTTGAAAGTTGATTTTGGTCAGGGTTCTTTAGATTATGATCTAAAAAGAAATAAGTGGATACTTGGTGGTGCTAAAACTGAATCTGCTGAACAAATGCGCGAATTTCTAACTTCTATCAAAGTCCCCGAACTTGTTAATAAAGAATGGGGCGCAGCAGGTCCACCAAGAAAATTCACGGTGCCCTTAGATAGTTTTAAACCATCTGATGTTGCGCATGACTATGCCAAGTTTAAGGATCGTTTCATCGATGTAAAGGCTAGTGCTGTTGCAGATTATTATGCCAGCAAGAAAACCTATTATATTCAAATTGGTAAGTATGGTCTATTCTATATGGGCAAAGATATAGCCAAGTTAGGTGTTCCAGAATTTAATCCAAAATTACGTTTAAGAATTAGATTAAAGCGCGGCGGAAGTTTCCCTATATACAACTATAGATTCTCTACTGCGTTGCAAGCAGTTTCGTTGAATAAATCAGACATAGATCTAGAAAATGTAAATGATTTAATTGTTATTTCTGCGAGGACGAAAAAATAATTTATGACAACATTTGTGACTGGTGGTTTGGGATTCATTGGATCTAATTTCGTATTCAGCCACCTTAAAAAATATCCTGCTGATACGGTTGTAATCATTGACAACCATTCATACGCATCAAACACAAACAATATTCTTGGCTTATATGAAGATTATCGTGTCATTGTCCAACGATGCGATATCCGTAACATTCAACGTTTAGATCAATTGTATCACGATTATGAACCAGACATTACGTTCCATTTTGCTGCTGAGTCTCACGTTGATAACTCTATTCTTGGTGACGATGCTTTCCTCAGCACTAATATTGAAGGCACTCACAACATTCTAAAGTGTATTCGCAAACACAGTGGAAAGTTAGTGCATGTTTCAACAGATGAGGTCTATGGTAGTTTGACACCAGATGCTCCATCTTTCACAGAAAAAACACCATACGATCCACGCAATCCATACTCTGCCACGAAAGCAGCCAGTGATCATCTCGTTCGTGCTTATGTAAACACACATAAAATTGATGCAGTTGTGACCAATTGCTCAAATAACTATGGTCCTCGGCAACACGCTGAGAAATTTGTCCCAACAATCATTCGTAATATTAAAAACAATACACCAATCCCAGTTTATGGCAGCGGCACAAATGTTCGTGATTGGTTGTTTGTCGAAGATCATTGCGAGGCATTGTTAACAATCGGCGCAAACTTTAAATCTGGTGAGCGATATAACATTGGTGGTGGTCATGAAATCACCAATCTAGAAATGGTAACGTTGATTCTTGACTTGATGGGCAAACCAGTTAACATGTATCAGAACTGGATTAATTTTGTAACTGACCGTAAGGGTCATGATTTTAGATATTCTATAAATTCGGACAAAATCTTCAAGGAACTTGGTTGGTCCGCAAAGACCAAGATCGTCCAAGGACTGGAGAAAACTTTGGAGTGGTATAATGCGTAAAGGGATTATTTTATCAGGTGGATTAGGCACACGCCTCTATCCATGCACAAAGGTTATTTCAAAACAGTTATTGCCTGTTTATGACAAGCCATTGGTCTATTACCCAATTTCTACATTGATGCTTGCTGGCATTCGTGATATTTTAATTGTAACTTCGCCAGCGGATAGTCATTCATTTCAAACTCTAGTTAAAGACGGATCTCAGTTTGGACTGAATGTTTCTTATACAACTCAACTTGAGCCAAAAGGTATTGCTGAGTGTTTTCGCATTGCTGAAAAATGGATTGGTAAAGATGACGTTGCTTTGATTTTAGGTGATAACATCTTTTATGGTAATGATCTTGTTAATCGATTTAATGCAGCAAACTGGAATAATGCAGGTTGCACATTGTTTGCGTATCATGTAAATGACCCAGAACGATTTGGTGTCTTAGAAACTAACAGTAATGGGGATCCAGTGCGAATTGTTGAGAAGCCAAGATTCGCATCAAGCAATTATGCAGTTACTGGATTATATTTCTACGACAATAAAGTTGTTGATTACTCGTGGCAAATTTCTCCATCAGAGCGCGGTGAGTTGGAAATTACAGACATCAACAACATTTACATGAAAAAGAATGATTGTAAAGTTGAGTATCTAAACCGTGGTGTTGCATGGATTGATACAGGAACGTTTGAATCTCTCTCAGAAGCCTCTGTATTTGTTGGTTCTGTTCAGCGAAGAACAGGAACTATGATTGCATGCCCAGAAGAGATTGCGTATAGAAATGGCTGGATCACTCAAGGGCAACTTGAGTTTGCGGCAAGTAAATATAGTAAATCGGATTATGGTAAGTATCTCTACAGAATTTTACAAGCGAGGTGATTTATGGCAATTCTAGTTGTTGGTCGTGGTTGGACAGGAACAAAGGTTTTTAATGAATTGGTAGAACGCGGTCATGTCACTGCTCTCTGCTCTCATGAAAGTGCAATTCCTGCAATTGAAAATAATAGTTGGTCGTGGGTTGTTAACTGTGCAGGCGTGACTGGATCTCCAAACGTCGATGCATGTGAAAAGAAAAAGACAGAAACCATTAATGGTAATGCCGTGTTTCCAATTCTTCTACACCAAGCCTGTGAACGAAATGGTGCAAAACTAGCCCACTTCTCAAGTGGTTGCATCTATCAGGGTGAGATTGATGATGTGAATGCCGAGCCAAACTATTTCGGTAGTATCTACTCAATCAGTAAGGGTGTCTCAGATGTATATCTAAAGGACAAAGCATTGGTTTTCCGTATTCGTATGCCGTTTACAGGTAAAAATGAAGCAAAGAACTATCTGTACAAGGTTATGAACTATGCTAAAAACGGAAAATTGGTTGATGCTGGCGAGAATTCAATTACAGATTTGGACGAGGCTGTGAGTGTTGCTTGTGATCTAATTGAGGGTAATGCCTTTGGTCCATTTAATCTTGTGAATAAGAATTCTGTCAATATGCACGAACTTGTTGAATTGATGGGTATTACACCACTGTGGTTTACTGCAGAAGAGTTCAAGAATGCAACTGCAGCGGGTCGATCAACCTGTACAATTCCTGCATATGATGGTATGTCAGACGCTTTTGTTGCTTTGTCAAAGGCTATTAAATCTATGAATTGTGAATGATTTTAAAGTTGAATAAACCTAAATAGAAGGTAATCCCACAGTGTGGAGAGAGAATGTTTGGCTTCAAGCAGTTTGTTCCATTAATCACAGAAGAAACAAAATCTCGAGGAATTCAGCATCTGCCGCATCCTTTCGAGTCTGCCTTTCATGCTAAAAAGGGTGCAGTAGCCTCTTCTCTCTCCAAAATTCAAGGCGTAATTAGCGGTCGGACTCCAATCACTCGTAAGATTGACGACCGCATGTCCTTTCAAGTTTCCAAAACTTCGGAAGGTAAGGTGGGGGTCAAATACAAGGGTCCAGGTGCGCAGTATAACTACTCTGCGGACGATATTAAAAAGCAATATAGCAAAAAACCATATGTTGCTGGACCATTAATGAATATTCTGAAGCACGTTCATAAAGTGCTTCCAGAAGGCGAGGGAGAATATCAAGGGGGTTACTTGAGTTCTCTTGAAGATCGTAAAGAAGAAGATGGGCAAATCAGCCACACTCCAAATACAATTAAGTATTCTGTTGCCAAAAATACTCCAGAGGGAAAGAAACTTGCAAAAGCACCTTTGAGTATTGCATTACATTCCAGGATCACTGCTGGTGGTAAGACTGTTCCAATTCAAGCAGATGAATTAAAAGATCATCCAGACGTTCATGTAATGAGTCATGTTGTTTCTTCTGAAGAAAGAAAGATACCACCAGAAGCGAAACGCAAAGCACTTGAGCACATTGCTGCAGCAAAGAAACTTTCCAAAAGCCACACAACAGAGCATTTAAACGCGCACGAAGAAACTCTTCAGAGATATGCCAACTCAACTATTGATACTGGTGAAAAGCCATCTGTGAAGGGATATAAAAAGTTTCTTGAAAAATATCATCAGAAGCGTATTGACTCTGTAAAAACAGAAAAAGCAAAGAGTCAGAAAAAACAAGAAATGCAAACTGCCATAAATGATGTTGATGAGCACATTGGCAAGTTTGACAAGACGTTTGATATTCATCATCACATACAGCAAGCCACCTATGCTACTGCAGATGCACTCTCTAAGACTGCACATGGTGGATACAAACACACTATTGATGGGAATGAATCAACAGGCGAAGGGTTCGTTGCTGGTGGTGTTAAGTTTGTTCCTCGCAAATTTACTGAGGCAAACCGCAAACGATCAGCAATTCTAAGAGCGCAAAAGAGTGTAATATGAGTAAAGCAACATTTACATTTGGAAGATTTAATGTTCCTACAGAAAGTGGGCACGGCAAACTGATTTCTGCAGTTCAATCTCACGCAGAAGAATCAGGCGGCAAGCATTATATTTTCCCATCACACTCACAAGATTCAAAAAAGAATCCATTAAGTCATGGTGAAAAGGTTGGGTTCATGCGTCGATTATTTCCAGATGCCAATATCGTTTCTACAGGCAGAGTTCGTACTGCGATTGATGCTGCTAAACATCTTGAGAAACAGGGACACACTCACGTGACAATGGTTGTTGGATCAGATCGTGTTCGAGAGTTTCATGGACTCCTCAATAAATATCGTAAGAAAGAATTTCCAGGAATTAAAAAGATCGAGGTTAAATCAGCAGGTAATCGCGATCCTGACGCAGAAGGTGCAGAAGGTATGTCAGCCTCTAAACTTCGCGGATTAGTATCTGCTGGGAAAAAAGAAGAATTTATTTCACATTACAGCGACAAAAAACTTGGCGCAGAAATACATGATAGGACTAAGAAAGCAATGAGCGAAGAAACAAAATCTCCAATTGGCATTTTTCTTCTTGGTGGTCCAGGTAGCGGAAAAGATTATGTTCTTAAGAATATTTTCTCGCGCTTTGATTTAACAGAAGTTCAATTAGATCAAATTCTTTCTGGGAATGCATCTGAACTATCAGAATCAGGATCAAACATTGTGATCAATGGCGCAGCAGATCTTGAGAAAATCGAACTTGTTAAATCAATTCTAGAAGGTTATGAGTTTGATTATGTTTATGTCTCTGTTTCAAATAAAGTTTCTCGTTCACGCAATGAACAGAGAGAACAACCACTAGAAGAATCGCGTCGTCTTGAGAAATGGTATCGTGCAGAAAAACTCTCTGAGAATTTAGAT